GGCGTCAAATCGGCGCCAGTGTCGCTCGTGGCATCTCCGTTTCCGTTACCAAGTGTCGTGGTTGTGCTGCCACTAGAGGATTCAAGTTGCAGGCTTTGAAGATCGCGCAGGGTGGCCGCTTTATCGAGCGAGTCACCAAGCCGGCCCAGGCGAACTTCCAAGGCTTGCTTGATCGGACGCAGGACACGCAGCAACTCCGGCGAAAGCCCATGCAGATCGGGGATGGCCTCGATGCGTGTTTCTCGCGTCATACAGCAAGCTCCGACATGGTCTCGGCCACATCGACCGACTTCACCTCGTCGGTGCCTTCGAGTTCGATGTGGAATCGATGCGCGGAGTAACCGCCAGGCATGCGGAATGGATCATCGCTCAATACCGTCTCGGCATGCTTGAGCGCACCATCGACATACAAGCGCAGGACCAAATCCGCGTAGGTCTTGGCACGAACGCGCCCGGCTTGCATAGTACCCGCGTCGTCTAGGTCGAACTCCTTCGACTTCCAGCGGTAGGTGACCTGGGTCGCGGCCTGATCCCAGGCTACGATGTCATCATCGATTTGCAGGTACATGATATCGTTCAAGTGATCGACGTAGCAGGCGGTCGCGTAGACATCGAAGAAAACAACGCCGTTTTCGGGATTATTCGGATCGATGATGAACATCCCCTGCTCACTGCCGTTATCGAAGAAACAGTGGTATTTGCCGTCATGCACACAGGCATTGAAGCTGGTCGGCTCGAGCGCCTGCCACTCGTCGCGACTGAAGATGTCTTCAGTTAGGTTTCGAGCCCCGGACATGCTGACAAAGATCAATCCGTCCGGCGACGGATAGACCACGCCAGCACCAGCAACACTGGCGACACCGCGCTTACTGGTGCATCCCTGATTGATATCGAGACCCACATCGGACATAGCGCTTGGGTCAATGCCCGTGATCATGGTCGGGTTCTCTTCAGTGATGACCACTAGGGTATTTCCGAAAGACGCACCACCAACGATGTCGTAGGCAACGGTCTTACGATAATCGACAGGCCAGGCATGCGGCTGGTAGGGTTCGCTTAAGCAAAGCTGATTCTTCGACCATCCGGCCAGCATGCCGTTGTCGAGTTCCATCAGGCCTTCAAGGTCTGACGGTGGCAAATCCCAATCGATACTCGGGATTTCCTCGCCCAGGCTGGCCGAGTTCACCGAGTCGGTATAGCTGGTGTTCGCCACGGGAATCTCGGCCACGAAGTAGTAGTTTGTCGCTCCGCCAACAGTGGCCGTGCGGTAGATGCGCTTGGTGGCGATGTTGTAGCTGCCGGTCGGCACCGTCTCCATACCGGTGATCTCAACCGGCTGGCCGGGACCCACATCAACGGTCAGTGACGCATCACAAGGCGCGCCCTCTTCCTGGTTGGCGCTGACGTAGGTGTAGACATAGGCCCGGGTCTCCAGGTCCGTCTCTTCATACCGCTGCGTCCAGGTGCCGTCGCTGGTGTAGGCTGTGTAGCTTGAGCCGTCAATATCTGCATAATCCGTATCCTGGAGAGAGAAAGTATCATCAGTCAAAACCTCGATACGGAATGATGTATCGTTCAGCTCAGTCATGCCCACAACGTCTTCTATATAGATATTGTCACCAGTTGACAGACCATGTGAAACGCTCGTAATGACTACTGGAACAGCCTGCGTTGCTCCTGTGATAGTGCCTGTCACAACTTCACTAACAACAGTGGGCGCGGTCTCAGGTGCTGGAACACCAAGAGTGTAAGCGGTGGTCGGGTAGTCGGTGCCGCTACTGGTAGCGATGGTCGCATCGGTGCGCTTTGGTATGCCGTCACCCGTGAAGTAGGTCGTCGCCTGAGTGTCGCCAGCAACCGGGCCGCGCACCACATCAACATCGCTCAGCCAGTGAAACCAGAAACCGTCACTGGCGTGCGTAGCGTTCCACAAATAGATCGACGCCTTAGTACCAACCTTGCTGGGTGTCGCCGCATACTGGGTGTCGCGATAGGGACCCAGATTGCCATTTGAGATGCGACAAGCTATCGCTCCTGAAGCGTAACCGTCGGGCAGATTGTTGTCTGCCAGCTTTGGAACCTCTCCCTTGAACTTTGACAGGCTGATTCGCATCAGATCACCACAATCGAATTAACCAAATCGAACAGGGCTCACTCTCAGGGAGCGTTTAACGTTGCCCTTCTCGGCCCGAACTCTTGCTGTTGCCATCTCCTGTTCGAACTGATCGCGGAAAGTGCCAGACAAGGCCAGGTTGGCCCAGGGCTTCTTAGGGATTGCCAATAGGCGAGCCTTCGCTCCTGCTGTGACGGCATCGTGGTAGAGGTCGAAGAAATCGTCATCGATCTCGGTTGCGTCATCCGTTACCATGAGTACCTGGCGAACCTCCAAAGCGTCGATGCCCATTTGCTCCGGCTTGCGGTAGAGGACAATGGTTGCCAGCCCATCGAGCAGGTAGTGGGTTGGCGTCCCGGACTCTTCGTCCCATCCGGGGACCAATCGATCCATTTCCGCCTCACTGGTTGCACTCAGCTTGGTGCCGTCGAACCTGGCCCGATCCACACTGATAAGGCGGCAGCCGGTCGGCGGCTCAAGGGTGTATTCCGCGATGTTGCGCACCGTAGTGATCTGCTGTGTGTATCTCAATGCATGGGTTTCACGGCAGAACTCGCGGATTGCCTGAATAACCGCTCGGGTCGCTGCCTGTTCAGGGCAACCTGAAACAGACGGCATGATGTCGATCAGGTAACTGTCGATAAGCGCCATCAGCCTGCCTCGCTGCCAACAGCAGGCCGATAAGCAAGGTCGGCCTGCATCTTTACGCCAAGAAGGTTGAAGAATGTCTTCTGATGATTCAAGCCGCGTTGGTAGTTGGGGGTGTTGATCGACTCACGACTGAATGCGCGATAGCACATCCACTCGATCAAAGCCGGACCGTAGATATCCGGCACGGATGTCTCGTCGGTCGTTGCGGCGACATCGGCCGGGTTCTTCGAGTAAGCGATCTCGATCTGACTGCTGGCATCAGAAGGAGGCGTGACGTAGAAGACCTTCGGGTCGGTGCTCTCGTTGAAGACATACGCCTTGATCACGGCTGCCGAGGTATCGGCATGCCAGTCCGGAGAGTTCTCATCGAGCGTGTCCTGATCTACCAGCTTGATAGCGCGACCAGGCGTTGCTCCATCAGTGCCCATGTTGCGCACCACTTTCAACAGCTTCGAGCCCCCGGCAGGAAGCAACTGCTTTGTACCGGATACCAAGGCCATGCTTTCGGTGATGGATGTGGCGTCTGGGCGCTCGGAAACCACTGCCCGCTGCGCGTCATTCAGCCACTCGATTAACTGGGCCTCAGTCCAAGTGACGGAGTTTGCGTCCTGCAAAACCTCCTTCACGCGGTCAATGATTTTCGAGGCAAGCATAACGGCAACTCCTTATTCGACAGGCCGTGATTCGAAGTTGTACCGGCGCACGTCGCGACTGCGAATATTGTTCTCTTCGTCGTAGTAGAACTGAGTGACGACAGCGTTCTTCAGGATATTCACGACGGACTCAGGAACGATCGATTCCTTGTCACGCGGGATCAGGTAGGCATAGCCATTGATCGACAGCTTGACCGGATGCGAACCGTCGTCGCCCTCGGAGGGGAAGATGCGAACCTTGTATTGGCTCTGCTTCTTCAGCACCCGCGCCATGTTCGCCCCTTCAGGCTGGGCCTCAGCAGCTCTCTCCTTCTCTTTCTGGGTCTGCCTGTCGACCTCCTCTTCATCGGCGTCGAGAGCGGCCATGGTGGCGGAAGACTGGGAGTCGAGTTCTGAGGCGATCTCGGCCTTGGCGTCAAGTTTTATAGCTTCGGAAAGAAGTTCGTCGCGGGTCTTGCCGGACTCGGACAGATCGGTGTTGTGAACTTCCAGTATGTACTCAAGAAGTTCGTTTTTCTTCAAAGCGGTCAGCGTGGTCATTGATTACCTCGGTGGATTAAAAAAGAGGGCCGGATGGCCCCCTTTGTACGGCGGTTACACTAACCATTACTCGGTCGCGGCAACCTCTGCCCGAGCCATCCAGAGGTCGTTAAGGATCACTGCGGTCTGCATGGACTTCCATGCAACGTGACCGCGCTGACCCAAAGGATCGGAGTCGGAAGGCTTGGGATTGACAACCATCGGTGTGATGGCCTGCTTGCCCTTCAGCGGGACGATGCCGTAGGCATCACGGGCGATATAGAGAATCGGGTACACATCCGCATTGGTGCCGGTGGTACTGATCATGGTGCTGGTAGCGGCTCCCGCATCAGCCCAAGGCTCGAAGATCGTGGACGTGATGTAACGCACGTCCTCTACCTTGCCCAACTCACTCTCGTAGGGAGAGAGCTGACCGTAGTTCTCGACCGGCACGAAGCCCTCCATGTTGCGAATGTCGCCCTCAAGGTCGGGATGACACAGGCCGATGAAGGATGGCGCCACGTTCTCGGTGTTGAACGACGCAGTGGAACGAACCACGCGGCTGACTTTGCGGGCGTTCTGGCGTTTCAGAGCGCGAGTCACACGCCGCTGCATGGTGCGAGTGGGCGCAGTGTCGAGTTCGTCGCGAGCAGTGCCGTTGGCATAGAACACATTGGTGCCCGCCTTCAGCACATTGAAGCGCACGGTCTCGATCATCTGCGCAGCCTGCTCACCGAGAATGTCCTGGGACTCCATGAAGACGGGATCTTCGTGGGTATCCTGGATCACGTCAGTGAGCTGAATACGATCACCGTACTGCACCAGGGTTGCCGTCACATCGGTGTTCGTCAGGCTGCTGGCATCCGGGGTCACGCCCTCAGTCAACGCGGCGGGGGTGGGGTCCAGGGCCTCATAACGCCGGAAGGTGATAGCCTTCGAAGAGCGCATGGGGATGGGTTTTGCCTGGCCGAATTTCTCCAGAACCAGGTATGGAATTCCGCGTTTGAGCAGCTCACGGCTGGCGTAGGCAGCGGTACGCGGAGAGATGTCACCATAAGCAGTCATTTTCTATCTCCTAATGACTAGCGACGACCCTCAATCCGCTCCGCTTCATCCCAGGCACCATCGAAATCGTCCTTGCTGGCGCGACCGCGAGAAGGCGGAGTGCGACGGCTGGTAACGGTCTCAAGGTTGCTGGTATCAGGCGGAGTCGGAGGCGGCTCGTCTTTATTGGAAGTCATGCCTCGGGCCTGCTTGTACCGCGTCAAAAGGTCTTTGGTTTCTTCAGCGGTACCGGCCTCGTAGACGTTCTTGTATGCCTTCGCCAAGTACGATGTCTGGGAATCGATCCATTCGATAAGGTCGCCGTTGAGTTTTCCGCCGGGGATGTAATCGTCGAAGTCATCGTGACCATCACCACCAGACCTCACGGCTTCGTAGAAGCGCTTGCTGGCAGCGGCCCTTGCATCCTCTTCAATCTCCTTCTGGCGCTGCTCCATCGGAGTCAGCTTCTCCTCCAGCGGTTTCACCTTGGAATCCACGGTGTCTGTGGCAACCTGCTTGGCAAAATACTTGACCGCTTTCAGTACGTCCTCGCCATACTCATCAGCGAAAGCGGCTTCGTCGAACTCAGGGCCGGTGTCGGTGTCCTGTGTTTCGCCCTCAGGCTTTTCAGGCCGGGGTTTCAGTGTGTCGATCTGCTGACGCATCTCATCGCGTTCGCGCTCCCACTGGGACCTTTCTTCTTCCCACTGGTCTTCACGCACTTTGATGCGCCCCTCGAACGATTTGAACTTCTGCTCCCACTGCTCCGGAGTCAGGGTCTTTGGGGATTCGCCTTCATCGGGTTTCGGGTTATCAGGGTTGTCGTTGTTCGAGTTCGGATCGTCGCCGTAAGAAGTCTCGATATCATCAGCGTTATCGCCTGGCTCGTCGCCTTTCGGCTCATCACCATCAGGCTTCTCGCCGGGCTTCACGCCTTCGAGGTCGGCTTCATCGAATGCTTTATCGTATTCCTCTTCTGTACTCAGTTCAGTTGGCATTTACAGTTCTCCACTGGGCTACGCTTGCCG